TGCCGCGCAAGCAGTACATGCCTTTGCGCGTGCCGGCGTTGCCGTCGGCGCCGACGAGCAGCGAGTCGGTGAGCGTCGTCGTGCCGTCCGTGCCGCTCGCGAAGGTCGCAGGCGTCGTGATGTTCGGCGCGGCGGTTGCCGGGCCCGCGGTCGCGACGACGAGCCGCGACGGGCCGCGCACGTTCGATTGGCCGTTGTTGATCGCGTTGACGATGTTCGTCCACAGCGCCGCGCCAGTGCCGCCGATGTTGTCGAACACTTCGGCTTGCGTGCCCGGCAGCGAAATCGTGACCTTGAACGTGCTCGACTTCGTGCCCGCGGTGACGGCGGCGGTGATCGAGTTGCCGCGCGTGCCGGTGTAGATCGCCGTCAGGTTCGCGCCAATAGCGGGCGTTCCTGCCGTATCCATCAGCTTGCCGGTCGCCGCGACGTCGGTGCCGTCCGTGACGCGCACGTATTGGATCGCGGTCGCGCCTTGCAGGAAGAACACGTCCATCGCGGTAGCGAGGTCGTATTTGCGAACCTGCTTGTCGCCGAGCCATTGCGCCACATCATTGGGCGAGCCGACGAGCACCGGCGCGTTCACCGGACCCCACGAGCCAATGCCGACCGCGCCGAGAATGTTCGACGGGACGCCGTTGATGATGAGCGGGGGCGCTTGGATCGACGTATAGACGCCGGGAGCGGAGAGGGCCGAAAAATTCAGCGAGCCAGCTTGATAAATCGGCATTATTTAGCCTCCTTCGCGACCTTCACGCATTTGTCGGCGTGACCTTCGTCGATCACCTTCTGAATTTCGGCCGCGTCACTGATGCGCGTTCCGCGCTCGGTGAAGCCGAATTGATGCAGCACGACGAGTTCATAATCGAACGTCGCCGCGTCGTCTTGCTTTGCCATAGGGTTCCTAGACGGGTTTGAGAACGGCGCCGGCATCGGTCACGATGTTCAGGTCGCCGACAATGACTTGCGGAGCGTCCGAGACCTTCGTCGTCGCGTAATCGACGCGATAACGGAAGTCGCGACGAAACAGCCGCGCTTTCTCGCCGATGTCCTGCTGCGGGCTATCCATGTAGACGATTCGCGCGTTGAAGCCATCGGGCATCGCGAGAAACACAAGGTCGGCGAGATTCGGATCGATCACGTTAGCGAGCGCCGTGCGTTGCGCCGGCGTGCTGCACCAAAGCGTGATTTGGAATGCGCGGTCCTGGTTTTTTATGACCTTGATCGCGGTTCCGGTGCCGCCCGTTCGAAGCGCGCCGATAGCGGCGTTCGCGGGCAGGGTGATATTTGCGCCTGCGCTTGTCGTGCCGGGATAGTCCTGCGCGATGATTGCGGCGAGCGCCGCGGCGATGCTCGCGAGCGTGTCGGTCGGCTGCACCGAGTAGGAGTAGGGCGAATTGCCGACGAACACCGCGAGGTTTTGCGCGGAGAATGGCGAGGGCAGTGCGCCGCCGACCGTGACGACGCTGCCCGCCTTCGCGAGCGTGATCGTCGGTGCGAACGAGTCGCGCGGTTGCCAGCCCTGCATATAGCGCGTCGTCTTACGCTCGATCGCCGTCGCATAGACCGAAACCTGCGCGACGCCTTGCGCGAGGTCCGCATCGAGGCTCGCTTGCGTCGGCCATCCCGCGCCAACGCGGACATTGAAGCCGACCGCCGAAGGTTGATTCGTGCCGTTCGGATAGAGCCAGCCGGCGATTAGGCCGACGAGCACGTTTTGCACATCGGAAACGTCGCTCATGTCTGCCCCTGTTGCGCAGTAAGCCGCCAGCCCAAATCGCTAAGCTCAGCGCTCGAAATGATGTAGCGCCGCCCGAGTTCGTCGGCAATCAGGTCGCCTGATCGCAGCACGACGCCCGGCACGAACGGCAGCAGGATCGCCCACCAAGCGTCACGCACATCGCCAGGCAGCGCGACGCCGCCTTTTTCGCCCTTCGTGCCTTGCAGCACGCTCGCCGGCCATCCGGTCATCAGCGGCGCCTCATTCGCCGCCGTCGTGCCTTCGTAGTCGGTCACCGCGCCGAATTGCGTCTGCACTTGCGGGCGTGTGATGTTGATCGTGCGATTGCACTCGACGACGAGAATCGGGAGAAGCGGTTGTTGAGCCGCGACGAAGAACTTGCCGGTCGCGCCGATGAGGTAATCACCAACTTGCGTAACTCGACCGTCCATAACCGCAAACCACGTCGGTTTGCCGTACTTGTTCGGGCGCCGATAGGTCATGTCCTCCGCGTTCAGGCTGGCGAGGAAGTTCGTTGCGACGATCTGCGCGACCGTCATATCCGCCGACGTCGGCCGGTAGAGGGTGAATGCGTTGCCGATGCGCTTCGCTACCTGCGCATAGCCCTTGTAGACCTGCGCTTGTGCTGTCGCGCCGTTCATCAGACCACCAGCGCGATAGAGCCGCCGCTACCCGATACGTCAAATGCCGGGCCGGCCGGGATGCCGAAGAATCCGCACAAGCGGCGCCGCGTCGAGTCGAACAGCGCTTCGCGGTCGCGCTGCTCGTTCTTGTTGTGCGTCCACACGGCGGCGACGTCCGTATCGAGGTTGTCGCTTGTGCCGTAGATGGCCGTTTCCAGCGCGCTCAATTGCGTGAGGTAGTTGGTTACAACCGCCTCTTCCGCGTCCTGCATGTTCGACATGCGGAATTCGAGCGTGCCGTACTGCTGAAAGAATCGATACCCGAACGCCTGAACGGGTTGCCCGCCGTAGAGCGGATAACCGCAGAAGCGTCGAACATCGACCCGTTGAGCGTCGGTGAGCATTAGCCCTGTTCCCCGTTGATGCCGAGCAAGCGCGCGCCGCGCTCGATAAGCAATTTGATTTCAGCCTTCGCCGTCACAACCTCGCCCGCGAGCCATGCCTGAAGGTCGCCGGCTTCGTCATAGAAGCCATGCGGCGCGGCAAGCGTCACAGAGTCGGGGAGCGGAGCGGTTTTTGCAGCCTTGGCGGGCTTCGTGACCTTCGGTGCGTCTGTCGGTGCATCCGAGGTCACGAGAGCCGCTTGCGCGCCTTCTGGCGCAGTTGCGTCACTCATGATTTCCTCGTGAAAAGGGGCGCGCCGGATTTGCCGGAAAACGCGCCCCATGCCCGATTAGGCCGATTCGATCACGACAGCGCGCTTGAAGTAGCTGTTCGTCGCGGTCGGGATGATGTTTTGGTTCGCCGTGATGTCGGTCGGAACAGCGAAGCCACCGATCCAGTACCACGATTGAGCGATGATTTGCTTCAGGCGGTCGAGCGGTTCACGCGTGACCATTGCAACGCCGTCGATCATCTCGATCAGACCTTCCTCGATGCCGATGTCGCTATGCGCAATCGCCTCGTAATCGCCCTCAATCAGCGCGCCTTGGCCGCACATGATGCCGCGATGCACGTTGACCGCGCCGAGCGTTTGCTGCGGCGATTCGACGGTCGGGATGATGCGCAGGCCCATCAGTTCCATCACTTGGCCGGTCTGATACGCTTGCGAGCCGTACTGACCTTGATAGAGCAGTTTGAAATCCGCATCCTTGAACAGACCCTTCAACTGCGCGTTGTCCGCGTAGAAGTTGTACAGACCGCCGACGGTCGGCACGCGGTTGTTGCGCAGCACGGTCACGCCCGCGAGCAGGTCTTGCATCGTGAGCAGGTCGCCCGCGACGATTGCCGAGGTCGAGAGACGGCCGTTCGGACGGAGAACCGAAGCGGCATTCGCGGCGATGACCGAATTGCCGGCCGTGCCGTCAGCGGTCGAGACGTTGCCCGAGAACGTCAACGTACCCGAAACGCCGTTCGGAGCGGTCGAGACGTTCGAGCCGTCGACGGCGACGCCGGTCAGCGTGTAGCTGTTGCCGTTCGCGAAAACGACGTTCAGCGTGTTCGTGCCGGAAACCGGGACGAGAACGCCGTTCACGCTCACATACTGGAAGCCGCGCACGTCGTCGACTGCGACGGTCGTTGCCGGCGCGCCGAGGGTCGTGCGAACGCGGGTGTTACCCGACAGGTATGCGCCGAACAGCTTGTTACGCGCGAGGCGGTCGAGCGATTGCAGCGCTTGCACGCCGTTCACATACGCGTTCTGAAGGAATTGCGACGCGATGCCGACGCGGGTCGTCACCATGTTCAAGTCCATCGTGTCGCCGTACATATCGATGCCGAGCGTGTACTGCTCGACGGTCCAGCCCGACGGCGTGAGGCCGTTATCGAGGTTCGTGTTGCCGGCCGGCGAGAGCGGAGCCGTAACCGGAGCCTTCAGGCCGCGGCGCGTCTTCGTGATCGTTTCACCGACCGCATTCGCGAACTTCTCGCGGTCAGCGACAGCGCGATACGTGATTTGCGATTCCAAGCCGCCTTGAAACTCGCGCGCCAGGAAACCTTGTTGGATTGCCGGTTGGAGAGCGGCGGGGAAATTGCTGATCGGCATGTGATGCGTTCCTTAAAAGCAAAAAGCCCGCGCAATGGCGGGCTTCGGTTTAGGTGTGTACTGCTCTGTGTCGGGCGGGACTTAGCGCGCTGCCTTCAGGAAAGCGGCCTTTGCTGCCTCGTAATCCTTCGATTCGACCTTGCGAACGTCGACCGGCTTCGGGTCGCCAGCGGGCGGCGGCTTTTGCGTGCTCGATGTGCTCGTCGTGCCGAAGAGATAGGGCTTTGCCTTCTTCGCGGCTTCGAACAGTTCATCAGCGCCGATCACGTCGCCGTTCTCGTCGAGCTTCACGCCGGAGAGGTCGAGCACCTTGAGCGCGTCGTTCACGTCGACAACGCCGTGTTTCGCGGCGACGGCTTTGAGTTCGGCGCGCAGCACGCGATCGTTCGCGGCTTTTTCAGCGGCGGTGAGCGCGTCTTTCGTGCCGGCTTCGAGTTCGGCGATTCGCGCTTGCGCGGTTGCAAGTGCGGTGTCTTTTTCTGCCGCCTTCAGGCGGTAGGATTTCGCCTCATCGCGCAGTTCGCTCACGTACTCGCGGGAGAACGATTCTTTCGGCGCTGGCGGTGCGGGCGGCGTCGAGTTGCCGCCAGTGTCGCCGTCGTTGTTGCGGAACTGAAAGAGGCCAGAAAAGCCAAGAATGACGCGAAGGAGGTTCGAGATACGCATGTGATTTGCTCCGATTAGTTGAGGGATTCAGCAAGGGCTTGCGCATCGGCGCCAGCCGCGCCCGCGAGAACTTGCGAGTCGTGATCGTTCATGTTGATGTGCAGCCCGAGCACGAGCGCGTCATTCACGTCGCGGTGACGATCGAATCCAGCGCGGAACAGCGATACCGGGCCGTCTTTCGTGACGATCACCAGTGCCGCGGCTTGCGCGCCAATCGAAGAAACCAGCGATTCGACGAGAGATTGAATCTCGTCAAGGTTTTGAGTCAGAGGCATCAGCCCGCCCTTAGAAATGAAAAAAGCCCGCATCGAGCGGGCCGGTTCGGTTTTGCGCATCAGGCGCGGACTACTCAAACATGTCGGGCGTGACGATCGTTCGCGCCACTTGCCCGAATCGGGAGTGATACGTGATTGCGACCGCCGCGCGCTCCGACAGCCAGCCGCCGCGCGACGCGTATGCGTCACGGGCTGCGATCGTCGGATGCTGAATGACCGTCATGCCGCTGTGCTCTTTCTCTTCGACGTGATGCCGATGCCCGGTGTGTGCATAGCGTTTCGTCGTCGCGCCCCATACCTTCGGGAATTGGGCAGCGAAGAAAATCGGCAGCGCGTCGTTCTTCTTCATGTGTCCATGATGGAAGGCGATCAGCGTTTCGCCGTGCTGATGCACGTAATACGGCAACTCGGACTCGATCACGGTCACGCGCGGCTCGTTCTCATACAGCGCCTTGAAAAGCGCCCTGAGCCATATGCTCGATGCGAGGTCGTGATTGCCTTCCGCCATGAGCACGACGACGCGCTCGTGCTTCTCTAGCGCGAAGTCGACGATGCGACGCAGCACGCGCAGCGCCGCGCCGACGATCTTCGAGAATCGCCCGTCCTGGTCGAGAATGTGCCCATTCGTCGGCGTGACTGGCAACATGCCGTCGCTGTGCAGGAAGTCGCCGAGCTGCGCGATCAATCCCGTTTGTGCGGCCGGCGCGGAGTTCACCATCTGTTCGAACGCGGCGAGGAGCATGCGCTCGGCGATTTTCACGTCCCAGTCGGCGCCGCCCTCACGATGCCAGGCAAGCGCGCCGAGATGACAGTCGGTGAGCGTGTAGACGTTGCACAGGTCGGCTTTCGTCTCGGCGGGCGCCGTCGCGGGTTTCAGTCGCGGCAACTCTTGCGCCATCGCCTCGAACGCCTCGCGGATAATCGCCGCCTGGCGCTCGTTGTCGACTGCGCTTTTGACCCACTGACCGCGCGGCTTGCCCTCCGCGTCGAAGTACGTCGAGACGCCCTTGACGAGATACCCGTCGGGGACCGTGCGAGTCATCGCATGATCCGGCGAGTATCCCGAGCGCGCCGCGCGCTTCTTCAGCGCGAGCATTGAATTGCTGATGGTGCCGCGACTGATGCCGAGCGCAGCAGCCGCTTTGCGTTCGGAGCCGCATTTCTCGATGGCTTCGATAAACTCGATTTGCCGCGGCGTGGCCCACTCGGTTAGACGTTTATCGCTCAATCAGCCTCCGTTAGTCGCCGGTGTTATCCGGTGCCGGTTTGAGTTGCTTCGCCTTCGCGACTTCTGCGGCGTCCGCCTCTGCGGATTCCTTCGCGATGCGCGCAAGTTCTTCGGGCAGGTCTTCGACGTCGTATTGCTCGATGAGCGATGCGGTCGCCGTCTCTTTCGAGAGCATGTTTCCTTGCGTGAGCGCGGTGAGCGCGTCCGCCTCGTTGAGCTTGTCGCTCCATGTCGGCGAGTACCAGGCGGGCCATTTCAGCGCGAACGGCTTGTCGGTCGCGATCGGAGCGATCTTTTGCCCTTCCGAGTCGACGAGTTGCGCTTTCTGCGACGCCTTCGCGATCATGCGATAGAGTTGCAGCAAGCCCTTTTCGCCGTAGGAGATGCGCAGTTTGTCGGCAAGCCAGATAAGCGCTTGGTTCATCAACTCCATTGCGCGCCCTGACTGAGCCGCCGCGATCTTGTCGGCGTCCGCCTTGTTGCCGTGAATCGATTCGAGCGCCACTTGCCGCGCGAGCCGCACGTATTCGAGCAGCGCGTTCGTGCCGTCGCCGCTCATTTCGAGCAGTTTCGCGTCACCATCAGCGCCGACCGTGATCGCGTTGCCCGCGCCCTTGACGAGTGCGCCGCCTTGACCGGTCGCCGGCTCTTTGATGAGCAGCGTCGGATCGCTCGCGTACTTCAGCGCGCGCCCACCTTGCGAGAGCAAGTAATCGATTTCGATGTTCGTGTCGATCGCCTTCGCGAAAGTACACTTGCCGTCGATGTCGTCGCCGCCCGGCAGGTTTTTCATCCAGACGACCGGAACGAATCCGAGTTTGTGCGACACCGAGCGCGACGCATCGACCGCCATCTTCTCCGGGTCGTTGTCTTTCGACACCGGCATCGGGGCAAACCACGATTCGGTGCCCGCATCCCACTCGCGCCTGAACCAGAAGTCTTTCGCCGCGTCGTCGTCCGCAATCGGATAGCCGAGCGCCTTCAGCGCGCGACCCTTCGTTTTGTACAGTTCGACGACCTTCGCCAGCGTGTCGGGCGCGTCGTCTTGCCATACCGGAGTCAAGAACTGCGTGTTCATCACCGAGAAGAACAGGCGATTCTTCAGCACGCGCAGCAGCACCGCAGCCGAGCCGACCGATCCGCGCGTTGCGGCGTCGATCATTACCTCGTTCAGATAGCAGTCTTTCGCGATGCGTTCGAGCGATTCGGCGGCGTCAGCGTTCTCGCTCGTGACGGTCGGGAAGTGTTCTTCGGAGAACAGCAGGCCGACGGAATCATCGACGACTTCGGAGCACAGCGCGAAACGCACAGACGGGCGGCGCTCGCGAAGCGGTATGTATTCGTCGGCTTCCGATTTCTCGGTGTGGAACGAGTGAGGCAGCACCTCGTATTGCGTGCCGTCGAGAACAGCCGTTAAGCAGCCGACTGTGTGCGCTCGATCGGGAAGGTCGTTATCCTTCGGGTGTTTGTCGCGGAGCGTCTTCCACATTCAATGAATCCTGTTTTTAATGAGATGCGCCGAGCCGATCATTCCGCCGTCAGCCGTCCACGTAAGCACTGCGACGACGCCTTTCAGCGTCACGTATTCGAATAACTGCTCGATGTTTTCGCCGACCCCATCGGGCGCGATAACGTGCATCGAGTGAAGCGGTGAGAAGTGAGCGGCCTTCATGCGCGCCTCATCGGTGAAGGTGATCGGACTGAATGCGTTTGGCCGGGATATGCACGAATTTCGTGAACAGGTAATAGCCGATCGCGTCTGGAACGTGATCGAAGCCGAGTTCCTTGTCCGGGTCGTTCGTGCCTTCCTTGTAGACAAGCTGTTCGAGGCACTTGACCGTCTCTTTGCACGACGGGTCGACGAAGTAGTGACGTTTGCCGTCTGCCG